TCTGGCCCTGGAGCTTTACCACCAGCAGTTACTAGTCTTTCTCCTTTCTTTCTAATATCAGAATAATCAAATCTAGGTCTTACTTTAGTGATTCCAAAATGTGATTTCATTAATTGTTTTACTGCATCAGCCCAGCCTTCAATAGAATCACCTATAAGGTATTTTGCTTCTTTAGTTGGTTGAATAACCTCTGGCAATTCCCTTACATGATGATATTGTATTGAATAGCCAACACCAGTTCCACCTAAAAGTAAAAACATCAGTTCTGAAAAACCTCTGTAATCATTTATTGGCATGTAAGAACAATTGTAGATACGTGCTTCATTCTTCTCTATTGCTGGGCCTGCAAATTGTAGGGCTCTCATTGAAGGTAAAACTTTTTTGTCGTAGAGGTATTGGCTATTGTCGAGAATTTCTTGTACTAAAGGTGTAAATTCTCCTTCTAAAAATTGAGCTTCAGGCCATGTATTAAAAGCCTCATTATCAAATTGGTTGCCATACTTCTTGATCATCATGGTAAGATAACGATTAATGATTTCATTCCAATCTTCTCTACGCTTTTCTTCAGGTAGGTACTTAGCATACTTATTATAGGTGACAATGTTACCTAGGATTTCTTGCGTTTTATCCATTTTATTGAATTTTAAAATTAAATTATGTATTAGAAAAATTACCAGGAGCAGAATATACCCCTGGCTTTGGATTCATAAGATACAAAAAATTATACTATTATGTCAACTTTTGTCTCTTCTTCTTTCTCCTCTTTATTGTCAATAGCAATAATATCATCATAAGGCACAATTACATGAATGATCATTCCCTTATCATTTTTCTCAATTAATTTTGTCCCTTGAAACTGGACATACTGAGAAAAAACAGGAGTGTCTCCTATATTAATTCTTCCTTCTGGACATTCATCACCAACTTGGAGAACCTTGAATTTAAAATCAAACTTATCGCTATCTGAAGCGTTGTCAGGCAAAATTAATCCAGATTTTTTCTCTTTCATTTTTTGCTCAATTAAAACTCTTTTCCCTAATACTTTCATATTTACTTTTTTGTTTTAGTACGTGTTAAAATACAATTATTTAAATAAAAACCATCCCCTTTAAGGGTAAAAGTGAAGACATTATAGTACATAGTCATTGTGTACTCCCACCTTGATTCTTCAGAAACAAACACATAAGGTTTAACAGGTGTTCCATAAATATTATAAAGGGCTCTCATTACTTGAACTGGTCTCGCATTGTATAAAATAACTGCTGAACCTTCTTTATAGTATTTTATTTCTTCTTCTATTAAAGCTTGTATGAAATCTTCGTTTGCAAAGTCTTCCATAGTAAAGTAGCCTGAGTCTTCTTTAGGTACTTCGACTTTTATACTTATATCATTAAGTCTTTTTTCCCAAGTTTCAAACTTTTTAGTAAGTAATAACTCGGCTTGTGCTACATCTTTATCTCTTTCAACTTCAGACAATATGGAGTATTTACTACCAAAGTACGAAGCTAAGAGAAAATTCTGGACTAAGCTAATAATTCCTAGGATAATTCCTAGAATAATAAATTCTAATAAACTCATAATTATTTTATTTAAACATTTAAAAAATAAAGTTCGTGTCTGGCTCTAGTTCTAGCCACGTATTTAAGATTCTCTTCCTGCTGCAATTGATCAGGTGTAGTTGCAAACTTAGAAGGTATCAAATTCTCATTAAGTATATACACAACATCAGCTTCTAATCCTTTTGCTTTATGTATAGTGCATAATTTAATAGAGTCTTCTTTACCTTTAAAGATTACTTTCATTAGTATTGAAAGTTTACTAACTAGTTCATGGTCAGAAAGGTTAAAGCCTTGTACTAAACGCTTAAAATTTATAGAATTCTCTAAAAAAATATGATACAACATCTTACTTCTTTCACTTCCTTCTATTGCAAGGTCAAAGAGCTTACCTTCAATCTTAGCTTTTGCACTTTTAATAGTCAACTTATCATATGGTTTTAAGAAACGTGTTACAGAGTTAAGAATATCTGTCCCTTCAATGTAGCAAGATTTACCTTGAGCAAAAAGTATAAAGTATAGATTTATGATAGGAGCAGAATTTCTGCAAACCACCATTGATCTGTCTTTAATTTGATTATAATTGTTTATCTCTTCAACTACTCCAGGTTTTTCACTGAAGGCTTGCATTACATCGTAAACCTCATTTGCTGATTCAATGATACCTGTATCACATCTATAGCAAATATCAAGAGTACATTCCTTTACGTTGTCTTTACCCTTAAATAAATTAAAAGAATCTGCATAAGCCCCACTAAATCCATAGATACTTTGATTTCTATCTCCAACTGCAATCCATTTTTCAAGAGAAGGTTGTGCAATTATTTTATCAATTAAAGCATGTTGGCATAAGTTTAAGTCTTGAGCTTCATCAACCATCAAATAAGTAGGATAAATAGGAATTTCAAGATCATACCTTACAGGCACATAAATCATGTCATTAAAATCAACCACAATTTTATTACCTTCATAACTAGCATCTCTTAACTCCTTAAACATCTCCCATAAGTTTTCCATATCAGGTGCAGTATATAGGTATTTGCCTATACTAACACCATAGTCCACTATTTGTTTATAGTCTCCTGTCAAGAATAACCTGGAGATGTCATTCATATCCATAAGTGTATAAGTAATTCTCAATTTATCTTCCCAGGAAAGGTATTTAAAAAATTTCCTGTTTTGATTTTGGAATTCTCTCACTAGATCATAATTCTTTCCTTTGTTTACTACAACTTGTTTCCAATTTCTAATTGAAGATAAACCAAGACTATGTATAGTCAAAGATTTACCTTGTTCCAAGCCTTTGTTTTCAATTTTCTCTTGTATTTCCTTTTGAACTGAAGAGTTAAAAGCTAAAAATAAAGTCCTATGTTTACATAAAGCAAGCAATTCAAGAAGAGTGGTAGTTTTACCACTCCCTGCAACTGCATTAATAAGGATATTATGTTTTGTGTCAGTCCAAGTTTCAAAAATTTTTTCTTGTCTTGTGCTGGCTTTTAACATATGTCACTATTGTTTTCTTTAGTAGCCCAATGAACTTTATCTTCAGTCTCATCTTCAATAAAGGAAAGGAAACTTTCATAATCAAATCTGTCATCCATCTCTGGTCTATGTTCCATCATCCAAGCTAAAAATAAAGTGTTGCACTGCATGTGTCCTATATGAGATAGTCCACTTTCAGGGCAGTTATCTTCACCTTCCAAAAAAGCATGTACATGCCTTAATAATGATTCACATATTTCTTGAATAGATAAACCTTTCATCCAATTGTAAGCAGCATACTTTTCAGCTCCAAATTCTAAAACTCTAACCATGGGTTCAAGTGCAGAAAAAGGTACAAGCCCCCATTGAGGCTTGTCAGTATTATATCTATCTCCTTTAGTCTTCATAATTAAAAATTTCTTCTTTGTGATTTAATGGAAACTCATACTCTTCAGGCATTGTTACTAGTTCATTAGCTTTTACTTTAGTGCCATAAACTTTGTTTTGATTTTTAACAAATTCTTCAAGAGCTTTTGATTTCTTTAATAAAATGTTAGCAGCTTTTGTATCTGTTTGTAGAAATAAAGTTTTTATTTCTTCTTCAGTGTACATCTTGCTATACTTACCTTCTAAGAAATACTCATAAGTTTTTAAATAAGCTTTTGGTATTGCAATTACTACCATATGTCTTCTAGCATCTTTAAGATCAGGAGTAAATGGGTAATCAGCAAGATAGTATTTTTCATACTTAATCCATTCTAAAAATTTTATGAAATTTCTTGGTTGGTACTTTGCATCACAGAGTAAATAAATACTTGGTGTAGGATTAAAATGGTTGTCATCACCTATTCCTGCTGCCAATTTAAAAACTGTATTAATTTTGTCTGTAAACGTTGATCCGTAGAAAGAGAGACAAGGGCTCAGAAACTTCCAAGTTTTGTTCTCTAACATTTTTCCAATTTTAATATCCATGCGTAGGTAGTTTCATACATTTAGAGAAAGTGAGGGAATCATAATACTCTTTAGCTTTTTTTAGTCTTGATTCTAAGAACATAATATCTTCTTGAATATCTCCTTGAAGTTTGTAGGTTTTAATCCTATACTCAATAGGGAGATTATTAATTGATTTTTGTTCTTTTTCAAAACGTAACATCTCTTTCTCTGAGAAATTTTTAGCATAAGTATTAAGCATTTCTTCTGGAATAGGCATAAGTACATAGTCAAGATAAGCACTAGTACAATTATAAAGAAGACAATATGCTATAAGTTGCCAATGGTACTGAAGAGGAATTCCTTTTTTCTTTTTAAAAGTTTTCCAGGTTTCAGGTACTTTTACATCTCTTACAATCTCTTGAGATGAAACAATAATATCAGCTTCTCCAGTTAAAAAGTCAAGAGACATTCTTGTTCCATTTTTCTCAAAAGACATCTTATAATACTTAGCCAGAAGCTCAATAGCACCATCTTCGCATAAATTCCCTTTCATAATTTTAAATAAACCATCTCCTATTGAGAAATCATAGAAGCTATAGTTTAACTCTAACCATCTTTCTTCAAGATAGGTTTTAGCACCATCAGGTAAAGGGTCATGTTCTGCATTATACTTCTGAGTCATTTGACTTTTTAAACTCTTTGCATCTGTTGCTATTCCTGGTGTCATGCAGTAATCGTCAATCTTAGCAAGAGAAAAAGTCTCTTTTTTCTTTTGAACTTTTGTTTTGACTTTCTCTAGGATTTGAAAGTATGCACCCTCATCAAAGTTTGGTCTATTTGTGCATATACTGTATGCACTCGATGATCTTATCATAATTTTTTAGGTTAAAAGAAAAAGAAGACAATGCCATACAGCACCATCTTCTTGTTTCCAGGTGATTATTTTACTTTATTTAAACTTTTAGAAATGTCTGATAATCTTAGAAGCATCTTACTTCTTGAAATCTCAGGAATTTCAGGAATATCTAAAGTATAGTCAAAACTCTGATCTGTACTAATATCTCCATCGTAAAGAATTTCACTCATAAAATCGTCTTCAAACCCATCTCCAAAGGTTTCACTGTATTCATCCAACTTAGATTTATCTTCAATGACTTTTATTGGAAAATAACGACAAGTCCTCATTTTACCATAGTTGTCAGAAGGTGGTACAGCTACTACATCAGCAGGATTAACAAGCACCATAATAGAAGTTGTACCAAAAGAGCCACTATTGACTAGCCATTCTTTACCAGCAACATGAAGACCATGACTACAGGTATAATCTTGTCTTGCATCACACTCTGTTCTAGGTATAGAAACAGCTTTACCAATAGTAATTTGCATTGTTTTTGTATAACTGTCTGTATAGACTGTACCTTTTTCTTCAGAAAGTCCTTTGTACAACTCATCAAGATTTCCTTCAACTGTATAGTTTTCACTTTGAAATTCAGGAGAATAAACTTTACCACTTTTAGTAGATTTATAATTTCCTTTATCATCAAGGTAAAGAGTATAGTTTTTAGGAGATTTTTTATGCTTAAATTTAACTTTAGCATACTCATGAGTGATTACTTTTGTCATTTCACAATCATACAAATTCCCTTCTGATTTAATCTCTACATTACGATAAGCAACGAATAATCCACTCTTTGATATTGTCATACCATACTTGTTAAGAAACCAAAATAAATTAGTTCTAGCTCTTGAATCTGGATTTAAACAACATAGAGTCCAAAAATTAATATAGGTCTGTAATAACTCAGTATTTCCTGCTTTTTCTGCATCATAAATAGCAATAGCAAGAGATTCAGGCAAAGTAAGTTCTGATACAGATTTTAAGTACAGGCTGTTACCAAAAGAAGTAAGAACTTTAGAACTTTTTATATCAGAATAAAGAGTTTCTTTTTCTTCAATTTCAATTTCTAATTCTACTTTCTTTGGTGTCATTAGAAGTTTTATTTTATCTTCATCTTCTAAATTGTCTTTGATTTCTTTAAAAAAGAGATCATCACAATTAGATTTAGATAAAAATGTACCATCATTTAAGATGATAGTTAGGTTAGAACCAATTTTACTAATCTTCATTTTCTATAGGTTTTAAATTTAAAATAGTTTCTTTCTTTAATTTTTTCCAGGCATCTAGGTTTGGTCTGAATAACTTTCTAGCTAAAACATAGTCAACAACTAAATTAACACAATTTAATGGAATTTTACTACTTGAATAATAGTCGTTTGGTGCTATATTTTTGATAAATAAAGCTTTTTTCATAAGGTCTTGATTAGTCCTTGCCAAACTTACAATTTCTTCATCAAAATAATTCTTATCTTTACATAATTGATAAATTTCTTCTTTAAGTTTAGACTCAACCTTACTTAAATGCAGAATTTTATACTTATGTAATTTTATAACTACATCTCTTAAATGTGTAGAAACTAAATCAAGATTACTTATAGAGTAAAGCTCATCTAATTCAGGATACTCTTTTTCAAGATGGAATGCTGTTGCAATTCTTCTTAGCGGTTTATACTTAACACTCATAAATTTATCAATTTTTATACAATTAGGAATATTTTTTAATTTTTTAACTCTTGTTGGAGCCATTTCAACTAAAAATAAAGATTTATTTATATTTTTACTCCTATTATGAAAAAGAAGTCTAAATAAACTCCTTAATAACTCATTGTCTTTAGGTGCATAAATATAGATTCCCTTACTTTGTGCCATTTTCTCTGCTGTAACTGTAGTAGATTCAGTAGTCACACTTGTACCATGATAAGAATATCTTAATAAATGAATTGTAAATTCTTCTTTTAAAAAAGTTTTACGAGAAGTTAAAGCTCTTGCAGCTAGTTGCTTCGCCTTTCTTTCTTTTATCCAACTACTAGGAATTCCTCCAGGTGAAAACTTTTTAATCTTTTTCCAAGCAGGAAATACTCTATCAGTCAAGACAAGCTTTGCCTCTTTCCAGGAGTAATCTACTCTTGTATTAGTTCTAAAAAGTTTCATGGACGTTTTTGTAAGTTCTTCCCAATATGCTAAATTAGGTTTTACAAAAATTGCACCATGAAAACAATGATCTTTTAAGTAAACTTTTTCTAAAGAAGTCAAATTAGAAATATCAGCAAAATAAACTTCATTACTACCTGATATAATCTCAAACATTGATATTGTTTGGTGACTATAAAATTTACCATGTTTAAGCTTATAAACAGACATAGTTTGTTTTGATAAACTATGTCCCATATAAGATTTAATCTTTTGAATATCATATTTTTCACCTTTATAAGTAAAAGCTTTAGATAATCCAGGAACATGAATATTTATAATTTTATTTGGTGTGTCAAGCAAGATAAATTTTGAATTCTCACAAGCTTTTATATACTCTTGTAAATCATCGAAATCATTGTCTTGTGCTAGTATTAAATCTTCAATTTCCTGTATTGCTTCTTGCATTTTAAACTCAATTGCTTCTATGTTTTCTTTAGTGTAGAGAATTTCTTCTCTATTAGGAGTCACTTTTAGGTCTCCTATTTCAAAATTTAAAGCAATTGGCAATCTTTGTTCTTCATGAGAAAAACGATGATTTAAGCTTTCAAATCTTATAGGATATGTTACTTTTCCTAAAGTTAGTCTAGGAATTGATTCATCACTACAGACAGAAAAACTTTTATACCTTTTTATAGCAATGTTATTAAAATCATTACTAAAAAACGTAGAATTAGTTCCCTCAGTAAAATCCTGAACATAAAGATTCTCAAAATAAGCTAATTGTTGAGTTATTGCTCTTCTAAAAACTGAAATATCAGACCATTGTACAGGCACATAAACTTTAAATCCATTTCTTTCTTCTGTTGGTTCACTATGTAATAAATCAATAGAAATTGATCCTTCATCTTTATACATGACATACTTATACATTACTCCATCATAGTGAGAAGTTAAATAAGTTACATCAGAGTATGCAAGAACAGAAAATCTTCCTATACCAAACCCACCTATTAAAGTGTTAGAATCTCTTTTTGTAGAACTTCCAATGTTTCTGTATATTTCATTAAAACGTTCTTCAGATAAACCCACACCAAAGTCTTCAATAGAAAAATAATAAGCTCCTTCAGTATCTTTCCCAAGAGTTAGTACTACAGGATCATCAACTCCAGCTTCTACATGAGAATCCCAAGCATTACTAACTGTTTCTCTTACTAAAGATTTAACAGGTTGAGAGTATAAGTTTGTTGATAAAATAGAAACAATAAAATCAACATTAGCCATATCAATAGATATGTTATTGTTTTTAATATCACCTATTTGTTCAACCTTACTTTCTTTTTGTGTATCAAATTTCATAAAATTTATTTTTTAAATTCAACAATAGTTACAATCATGTCTTTTAATTCTCTGTTTATAAGAGCTTCAACGATACTCCATTCTCCACCACCAATACCACAACCAATCATAGGAAGACCAATATGTTTTCCAGGATACAATTGATTCACTTTTCGTAAAGCAAGTCTCAATGCAGTATAATCTAAATTAACTCCACCAAAATACTGAGTATATAAATTCATTGCCATAAAAGTATTTCCTTCTCCATCAACAGGTACTTCAACTTGAGTAAAATCACCAAGCCTACTTATTGGAAGTCTAGTGTCTTTTTGATCAATATCATATAGTTCAGGAATTTGTATTCTTATTTGTCCAGCAATTCCAGCATTCATAAATTTTTGACAATTAGCTCCATGAGCTATGACATCAAAGATACCTTGATAGGCAAGAGTAATAAGATTTCCTTTAATTTTTGAAAAAGTTACCATAAGATTTTAGTATTTTTAGTTTTAGATAATATTTCGTTAGCAAAAATAAAATGATTATTTCCATAGAAGTTTGCTGGATTTAATGCAGGATTTGTTGAAGTCAAAACATAGTTAAAGTCCTCATTTATTGGGACTTTTTTAATCGTTTCTTCATCATACCCCCTTACCTGGAACTGATTATGAATGTAAGGTATAAATGACTGAGCATTTTTTCCCCAAAGCAACCAAATACAAGGATTCTTGTGAGAAATAAGACTTACTATAGCTTGTGTAAATTCTCTCCAATAAGTCAAATGGCTTCCTGGTCTCCCTGTTTCTACTGTTAAAGCTGTATTTAACAGTAAAACTCCTTGGTCTTTCCACAAACTAAGATCAGTTTGAAACTGATCCCTTGAAGGAAATTGAGCATTTACTTCTGTGTTTATTACTTTCAGTTCAAAGGAATTTAGTTTTCCTAAAGGCACTCTAAAAGCATAACCTAAACTGTAGTTAGGAGAAGAATAAGGTTCTGTACCAAGTATAACCACTTTTATGTCTTTAATGGCCATGCTTAGTGTATTAAATATATCTTTTCCTTGTGGTTGAAAAGATATATCAGGTAGTATGTTCAATAAATCTACCAAAGGTTCTTGATATAATTTATTTAATACTGGATTCCAACTACTATCAATATTTCTTTTTGAATTCATGATTTTTTAGTATTAAAGTTAGCTTCTTTAATTATACAATTAGACATTAAAATCCAACCAAATCTTTCAGACTTAACTATATGCAAACCAGATTTAGGTCTTAGTTCAATGTTAGTTGCATCTTCCCATTTATGTTGTTTTCTCCAATCTTTATTATATTTGATTTTCATAGTAACAGTAATTTTTTCTCGTTAAGAAATGAAGTTAAATGCTTTTTTCCTCTTCTGTGTATTAAGTCAGCAGGATCAGATACTTGATATTTTATCAAGTCCTCTGGTAAATATAAAAAAGTAGACTTATTTTGAGTGAATAGAGAGTTAATTTTATCTGAAACATCTTTTGAAGCTCTTATTCCAGTATCATCATTGTCAAAGAAAACTAAAATTCTATCAAATCTTTGGGCTAAACTATGAAGTAACTTATCATTAGGTGTTTGACCTTCATTTTGAAACCAAACAGTATTAAGATTTAGATTTCTTAGTACTCTACAATCTTTATAAGATTTTGATATAATTAGTTGTCTTCCAAAAGGGACAAGTTTATTTAACTCTCCAATATCATCATTGGTACAATTAGTCATGAAACGGAGATTCTTACCCTCATAAGGTCTATACACCTTTTTAGCTCCTGATTCAAAATTGGTAAAGACATATCCTTTTCCTGTTACAGTGAAGTTAAAAGTTCCTCTTTTTGACCCTTTTACTTTGAATCTATTTATAGGAAATACTTTATCTTCCTGTAAATTTGATTTTGATATACCATATTTTCCCCAAAAGGCTTTATCTCTATTTTCCCATCCTCTTGTTGCTACAAAAAACTGTGTAGGTGTATCTTTCCCTTTTGTTGTAGTACGGGAATAGGATTTCTTTTCTCTAACCTCTCTCTTCTTAAATCCTTCCAGGTTTATCAATTTAGCTTCAATAAAAGATAAGGTCTCAAAGAAATTGGCTAACTTAAAAAAAACATAAACCGCATCAAAGCAATCCATATTTCTTAACTTAACATGTCCATAAGTTCTAGGATCACCAAAGTCCTTAAAACGTAAAGTATCATTATAATATTCAAAATAGCAACCTGGAGACATATCTACTCTAAATGGGGAAACAACAAATTGATATTCAACTGGCTCATAACCAAAGACTAAAGCAAAGATTTCTTCTTGAGAAACTCTATCTAAGATATAGTCTTTACTTATAAATCCCATTTGATCTAGTTCATCAGTATTATGATTTATCATATAAAGTAGTTAAAAAAGAGGGTAAGTTTCCTTACCCTCTTTATGTCATCAATTAAAATACTACCAAGCTGCTTTCTTCGCAGCATCAGCATTAGCTTCAGCAAAGTTGCTGTTAGTACTAACACCTTCTGGCCCTCTATCTTCACCTTCAACTTGAAGATAAGCTTTAGGAGACTTCATGAAATTTGCATTTCTTGTAAAAGGGTGTTCTTTGTTAGCACCATCTACATAACGAAGCCCATTTGCATCATTTATTGCAGTCCACTCACCAACAGAGACATCAGCAGGACAGAAGAAATAACCTCCTTTCATGTTCTTAGCCAATTCAAGAAAAGTTCTTTCCTGGCCTTCTTTTATGTTCCATTGGTACTGTAAGAAAGCATCAATAGGTCTTGTAGTATAATCTACAGGTAGAAGGGCACAAACTACATTAGCCCAAGCAGCAAAATTTGCTTGTGGTGTAGCCAAAGCAGTATTGATTGTCTCTTGTGTCACACCTGTAGCTTTAATAGCATGAATAACAACAGCCATTTTTTGCTTCATCTCTGCCTTATACAAAGCAGCATATTCTGGGTTGTCGGGGCCAATTAAATTGTTTTTAGAATCATACAAATCACCAGTTACATCATAGATGCGGTTATTGTATTCTCTATCTCCAATTTTGATATTAATATCAACTGCATTTCCAGCAGACCCATCTTTTCCAGCATTTGCATTATATGCAATTCTTGTAAAATTTACACTTGGGTTTAACCCAAAGACTCCACCTACTTTGCTTTTCAGCGTGTTGTCATTATCATTGACTGTTCCAAATATTGACTCTTGACTCATAATAAAATAATTTTTAAAAAGTTAAATTTAACTACTAATAAAACGTAACTCATTAGAGTCTTAGATGTTTGACCAAGGATCATTTTCTCCTTCTTCTTCTGTGAGAGCTTCTACCATTTCTTGATGTCCTGCTTCTGCTTCAGCATTTTCTATTTCTTGCTGTACCTCAGTAGGGACTTCAACTTCGTCTTGACTTACTGTATCATCAATTAAGATGAAAGGGTCTTCAACTTTAGGCATGGTTCTTCTTCCTTTTAATTCAGGATGTGTGAACACTTTTTTCATGGCAGCTTGTGTGATGCCATAATGATCTGCAAGGTCTTTGCGTGTGTAACCTTCTTTTAACATTCTTAGAATGTCGCTGATTTTGATTTGAACTTTGTTGTCCATAATAATAAAATTTTTAAATTTAAAAAAGTATAGAATATAAAACTTAACCTGCCATTAGTATGTCAATGACAAATTGATAATCATTTTCAATAATACCATCAAAAGCTCCCATAGGGCTTCTTGCAGTATTTAAGCCACTATTCTCTGTTTCAAGAATATACCTGGTTTCTCCAGCTTCTTTTATAACATCAGAATACAGTACAGTTTCAAGTTTACCTTCAATCTGCATGTTAGTAGCCATGTTACCAAGAGTTTTAAGTCTCATCTTGGTTTGGACTCCTGATTTGTAATCTTCAATATGACCTGTAAGAATAGCATACTTTTCTTCTTCAAACATGCCTCTTGCTTCTACCTCTTCAATATGATCCATAATATCCTTATAACTTCTAGGGATTACATGATAGGGTAAAATTGGATTAAATTTCTTCCCATATTCTGCTTTTCCCCCTGTCCATACAGGATTCTTATTATCAGCATTGAACCAGATATTAGTCTTTGGTTTTAAGGTTCTCATACCAGAAGATTTACCTGTTCCTGGCTCTCCTAGAATAAGAACTATCTCAAACCCTTTGTTTTGAAGAGCTGTTATCAATCTCCAAATGTCTTGACCATAATCTTTCCACTTATCGTGGTTAGCTTTCTTTTTGTCAAGCATATACAATTCAGTCTGAATACCTGTTAAGGTATCAATGCAAACAGTACGAATTTTTGGTGTTTCTTCCATTAAATTTCTAATTTTTCAAAGTTTTTATAAGTCCCTTTCATGTTTACTCTCCAATGTTTAGGAAACTCGCAATGCCTAGCTTCTACTAAATGTACAGTACGCATATCAGGGTATAATTCATTTCCATCACTATCTTTAATTACTTTACCAAAATGCTTAGAAAGATTATATCTTTCATCATTAGGGTTAAACAAAGTAAAAACATAATCTGCATCTTCAGCTAAATTACCAGTATCCTTAATATCATCAGAATTAGGATAAAGTAAGTCGCTGAAGCTTTTTAGTCTGTCCATTTGAGTCATGTTTCTATTCAAGTGTATGATGTGTACAAAAGTGTACTTACACCAATTACGAATATCAACAGTGTACTCAATGTACTTGTCAACAGTTTGTTTTCTTTGCCAACCTCTTTCATTCATTAGCTTTCTTAAATGGTCAGTAATAACAATAGTAAATTTGTCTGGATTCTTTGGCTCATACCCAACTATTCTTTTGGAGTTACCCATTTGAATCTTATTAAATTTACCATTTTGCTCTGCATGATGGAGTAAATACTTGTATAATCCTGTTGGATTATTTTTCTCATCTATAAAAGTTATAACACCTGGAGTGATACATATACCTTTTTCAGAGTATTCTCCAAACAAAGGTATAATTCTTTTTTCATAGACTTGTTTTAGTGCTTCTAAAATTTTAGGCTTCATTAAGATGGTTTTGTGTTCATCATCTTGAAGTCTACCCCTTAAATAGTTAGGCACAAGTGGGATGATATTTTTACCACCAAAAAGTTGACCATCTTCTAATTCTATATGAGTAATCCCATAGTCATAGAATAAAAAGAAAGTTGCAAAGTCAAATTCTTTCTCTACTCTATCTATCTCAAAAGAGAAATAGATAATTTCAATAGGAATATTATTTTCCATTGCATATAAGATTGGCATAATCACAAACCCATGATCTACAAAAGTAGACTTACCAGCTTTAGGGGCAGCAGCAACTCCATACATCCTTGCTCTCTGCACTCCATTAATGGAACTAGATATGTGACTAAGACCTTCACCCATAGGTAAACCTTTGTTTTTCCCAGCTTGTCCTTTTTTAAACTCTAAGATAAAATTACTCATTTATAATTAACCAATTTAGAAATTTTCTAGTAGCCTCTTTAACACTGTCTGCTTCTATTTCATGTGTCATAAAAGAAGAACTAAGATCAGTCTTTAGTTCCACTTTAATCTTTGTCTCTGTTACAGTACATACATATGTGTTCATAGGTTACTTCATTGTGATAGAAGGACTTTGCCTCCCTTTGCTACTTAGTTTGTTTTCCTTTACTAAGTCAACATATGTAAGTATAGGATTAGTCATATTTACCCCTTTATCTTTTTGAATAAAGTAGTGTGGGTTACTCACATATTTAGCTTGTCTTCTTTCGTGGAGACAAGTTTCTATATAGAGTCTTGTTGCTTGTAAGACTAATTCTTTTGACACATCAGGATGAGCATACATTAATGCTTCCATCCTAGCAGTACATTCTCTTTTAAATTTATTGTCTTTGCCAAAAGGCTTAAACAAAGGTAAGTATTCAGTAATAACCCAATCTAATCTGATTTCTTCTTCAGCAAATAAAGGTTGTAGCCAGGTATAACTATATGTATCTCTGTTATATACAACAATGCTGAGAGCATTTACTTTTTGTTTTAAGGAATCTGGTATATAGCTTGGTTCACAGCTGAAATACAAAGATAACAAATAAGCAACGCAATCGGAAGTATCTAGGTTATTATTTTGAAATAATTCAATCAATTTTAGATTTATCGGTTTTTTCATTTTCTCTTTTTTTAACTCCATCTAATAATTTGTCAACAACTTTTTGATCTTCGACATCGAAGAGACTTAGTTGTTTGCCTGGTTTAACTTCTTTCTTTTTCATTCAAAAGTTTTATAAGTTATTTTACTAGGGTCAAAACTTTCAAGAGTAAGTTTTGTCCAAACTTCATCTTGAGTACCCTCAATACATAAAACCCACACCTTTGCTGCGTACTGTTTCTGACTTAATAAAGTCCTACATATCTTTTGAGATGTAGAGCCATTTCTATCAGAATCACACTGTACAATAATAAGATGATCCAATCTTTTAAAGGTGAAACCTGTACCACCCATATTTACCATTGCAATTGTATCTTCAAAGCCATCTAAAAACCCATCTAGATTTGTTCTGGTAGTTTTGCTATGGAATGTGCATTCAGGAGATAATATCTCTGCTTGTTCAATACTATTACAAAAGATAATTTTTCTTTTCCCCTCAAGTCTTTGAAGAAGAGTTTTTGCTACATCTGTTTTTAATTGTGAATCTCCTATGTAGCGTTTTCTAGCGATTAACATACTTTTGTGATAAGGTAAGTGTACCTTATCATCTGTAAATCTATACTCTGTACCTTCAATAACTACCTTGCCAGTATATGTACCATCCTCTTTTACTACAAAGTAGCCCATAGTTCTTTCATCTTTACCAATAATGGCAAAGAGTTTTCCCCCATGTTTAGGTTCTCTTTCAGATAGACCAAGACCACCTTCTAATTGTCCTTTTAGAGTCAGATGTGTTTCATGATATTCAAATGTAGCCACTGTTTTGCTTTCAATGGCAGCTTGTACTTGACTATACTTTTTCATCTTTTCTCTGTTGTAAGGAATTTTTAAAACGGTAACTTCATAGTTAGCCAAAATACCTAAATCTACAGCAGTATTGATTTTCATTTCATAAAGAGTACCTAGATTCAAGGCTTTATAAAGATTCAATTTGTTTCTATGTTTAGTTGGTGTACCAGTCATAGATAAAATAGAATCATAGTTGCCATTCTGAATCAATTTTTGAGAATTTAACTCTGTAAGATGCTGTTCTTCATCCAATATAATGAGATCAAATTTCTCTTTTATCTTTGGTAAAGAACTATAAGTTACAGTAGTAAGTCTTTTAAGGTACTTCTTAGCCCCCCATGTTATAAACTCTTCTGGTATTTCCTTCTTAACTAAATTAGCTGAAGGAGATACCCAAAGAATAGACTGAGGCTTAAATTTCTTTATTAACTGTATTGCAATCCGAGATTTACCTACTCTAGGAGCAAGTAATAATCTCCCATGCAACTCTTCTACAGAATTAACAATTTCATTTTGGATTCTAGTCTTTTCTTTGTTTGTCATAAAACTTGATTTAAAGTGTATAAGAATTAGTGGGGGTTTTGAAGAGAGAGATAGTAACTAATCAATCACACCCTTTTCTGTAAGTTTTAATAATGTCTTTAATTACTTCTGGAATTTGTAAATTATAAGGACTTCCTTCTGGAGATAGTCTCCACACTATTTTTTCATTAATATCTACAGATAATAGATTTTTAATTAATGATGAAAGAGCTTCAACAGTCACCTCTATGTCCATTGTGTAGTGCATTGTATTTCCCCCTTCCACTAGTTCATAGCCCATAGTATCAAATAAAGTTTGTCTAACAATATTATCTAAATTAGCTCTTGTTTGCTCATTTTCCATAATTAAGGTGTCTTTTTTGCTTTTAAATAACTAGGCCATTCAATTTTACCTGTTTCAGTGTTAGTGATTTTCGCTTTTTTAACTCTAGCTCCATCACCAGAGTTAAGATAAACACTAGCAAGTTGTTCTGCTTTAGGTAGAGTATCCAATTCTTTTACTGGAGTCCAATCAAATTCTCTATTCCAAACTATTTCTACTAGGTACATAATTAAATTTTAAAGGTTTACGTTAAAGGAGTGCTGGCTACAACTTTAGCATAACCAGCAGTCAAAGTCTTTTCATTTTTAAGACGAGATTCATAAAGTGCTTTAGCCCCATCTTCATTTTCTGTAACATAGTAGTCACTTTCAAGTCTTGAATAGCCACTAACATCTTTCTTTTTTACAGTCCAATATATTACCCACATAATTAATCAACTATTTCGGATTCTATATTAACAAGAAGACCTTTGCCAACAAGGATGTTAGCAACTTCTCTAGCTGCTCTATCATTTGCATGAGTTCCTATGTTTCTCCATTCTTTAAAGTCTGAAGGGTCTTCTTCGTTTAGCCTATTGGCTGGAATAAAAATAACGATATAACTTTTCATAATTTAATTTTTAGTGGCATTCTGCATAGTTGGTTCCCCAATCTACAGAGATGCCGATTTCAACATTAAGGTTTAAATCAACATTAGTTTCTTTCATTGCTTGTTTTAGCAATGGCTCTACAATAGTTTTTTGTTCTGCTTTACAGTATAAAAGTATTTCATCATGATATTGCATACATATCTTAATGTTATACTCTTTCAAGAATTCTCTGCATTTACGTACCCAAGTATCAAAGACATATACACCAGTAGATTGATTAAGAGTTGAGAACTTATCTTTATCCTCTTTTAAAAACATCCAAAAACCAGATACAGGATTGTATAACCATTTCTGCTTATAAAAAGTTTTAACTACACAAGCATCAGCAGTTTTCTTAATTGCTGCATTACGTTTCCAATAAGTTTCATGTAACAATTTACCAGCCTCTAAAGGTTTCTTTAAAGTCTCAGCAATCTTTGCAGGCCCAGCACCATAAGTAGCACTAAAGTTAACTGTTTTTGCATCTGTTCTGATGTTCTTGATCTCCTTATACTTCACTTTATCTGCATGAGAAGCTGTGCTTTCATCATAAGCTTTAAAAAATTCTGCATCTTCTTCAGTAATCATTTCTCCAACTAAAGCAATATCAATATGAGGATCAAAGTTTGGAACTCTCATTTCTGTCACATACTGTGGATCAAAGAAATAGATGTAATGCTGCTTAGTATTATCTTCAAGACCAGATATATCAGAACCACACATTAAATACTCTTCACTAGGCACTTTTAAACACCCCCTTACTTCCTTACCATAAGGTTTATAAACACCTGGCAAATTAGCAATAGGTTTCATGTGTTGTAACCTAAGAGTATTTGTAAAACCATGTGCAGTACTATATACATACCCATTCTTATCCACTACCTTTAAGAAAGATTTCATAAGTCCAAGTCTATGCCTTGCCATATAAAGATTCTCTAACTCTTCGAGCCCAGGATTATCTTCATATAAGGCTTGTACACTAGGACAAATACCTTGACCAAAAGGTAAAGATACTTGTGGTACTTCTTTCTTAGTTGCTTTAGAAATCTTAAAAGTCTGAGGTTCCCAATTTAAAGTCTTTAACCACTCTTTTAATTGAGTAGGTGATGCAGGATTAGGTAATTCTCTGATAACTTCTGTCTCAAGAGGTAAGCCATATTCAGTTAAAGCACTATACCACCTAAGAGCCAAAATAGATGGAGTACCATCTTTCTTAGTCATCTTAGTAGGTTTGGTTTTAATAACTTTTCCTAAAGACTCTGGCATAATGTTGATAAGACTATCCATCTTCTCCTCTAATACCCACTCCAGGTGTAACTTAGTCTCTTCTGCAAGTTGTGTATCAAGTTTAATCTTTACTTCTTCCTGATCACGTAAACATTCAAGTTTAAAGTTTAGATAACCTATTAGTCTTTGTATTCTATAATCATTCCCTGAATAAATAGCTGATAAGTAGCTATACTGCTTATGAAAAAGTGTAGAGTTAATCTTGACATCTTCTTCACACCTATGTATATACTCTTCAATTGATAGATTATTCCAATCTTCAATTTCAGGCTTAGATATTCCAAAATCTTCTCCCCACCATTCTAGTCCATGCTTTTTTCTATAAGGATATAAATACCAGGATAATCCAAGAGTATCAATGTATTGATTCTTAATAGTTATACCTAGTATAGTTTCAATAGCAGGAATATCATACCTTATGATATTGTGACCTATGAAAAATAAATTTTGTTTAAAATAGTCTACTATGTCTTCATATTTTGTTAAAGTTCTCTTTTCAGAAAATTCTCCATCAATATAAGTTTCATAACTTAAACAATGTATCTTAGTTATCGTATCAAGAAGTCCATCAGCCTCAATATCAAATATGCTATATTTCATGGTATTTTAGATTGAATTTATAGAATAAATAAAGATATTGTTATACCTCTTACCATTCTTTTCACTCCCTTCAAAAGAAAATTCAATAGTGATAAAATCACCAATAGCAATATGCTCTAATGCTGCTAAGTTGTGATTCCTAAGTTCAGGAAATAATTTCTGATTGTCTGGTGAAACAATAGTTAGGACTCTTTTGTACAAATCTTTATTTCTTCTGGGTAATTGAACTAAGTCTCCTATATGTTCTAGTGTTCCACTAATAGTAAAATATTGCTTTTTCATAAAATTCATTTTAAGTGTTATAAAGTACTAATACTTCTGCTGCTCTAGTTACTGCTGTATAAAGAAGTCTTTGTTTTTCTTCTTTTGTTCTATTTCTACGAATATCTCCTACATTGACAATGGTTTTAGTAAAGGTACTGCCTTGGCTTTTATGAACAGTTAAAGCATGATTATATTTCAAATCCGCAAATTGTTCAATAAAAGTATAGTATTCAACCCATTCAATTATTCTATCTTTACAAAGTTTTTTCAGTCTGTATTCAAGAGCTTTAATTGTGGTTTCTGAATCTTCATGTACAACAAGAATTCCAAAAGGAGCTTTCTCGTTAACTTTAGTCTTTTCAGACACATTTATACAATACAACTTTATGTCAAAGTCTTCATACCCTTTGTAGCCTGTAAAAACTCTAAATTTATGAGTTAAAATTTCCAGTTCTTTTACTATAATTTCTTCATTAGTAAAAAACTGAGAAGCATAAGGAGTATTGAATATTAATGATTCTCCAAGTTCCACTTTTTTAGGATTCTTGTAGATTTCTTTTCTGACAAAGAAATTAATATTATCAACTTCCTTATTAGTCCAAGCTAAATACTTTAAAGCATCTGTGCCATTAGCTTCAGCTAAAGCTTTAATGATTCTTTCTCTATCTTGTGTATGAGAATACCCTATATATTTATCATCTTCCCCCTCTACTAAATTACTAGACTTTCTGGAAATCCAATTAAGGTTTCTACTAAGATCAATTATTGGGTTTCCAAGACCTTGACGAATAATTTCAGTCAATTCTACTTCAGGATAGTTTCGTTTAAATACTGGTGAATCTAGTTCTCCTACAGGATTGATTTGTTTATCATCCCCTAAGAAAACAATGAGACAATCCTTTTCAGCATATCTTTCAATGTAGTTGATGAGTTCAGTATTAAGCATAGAACTTTCATCAATAAAAAATCTTTTCACACCTTTTAAAGGTGGGTAATTAGGACTGAAATTAGGCTTAAAACTAATCTTTCCTGTCCTTCTATGAATACTTCTTTTCAGCTTTAAAGCTGAATGTGCAGTAATAAAAGTAATGTGTTTTCTTCCTTCTATGTCTATTTTCCTTCTAAGGATAGACAAAGCCTTATGTGTTGGAGCTGAAATATAAGTAGGTTGTGGCCCAAATCTTTCAGTCAACATCATTTCTAAATAGTCTGCACCAAAAGTTTTACCCACACCAGCACTACCTTTTAGTACTAGTTTATTAAAACGAAGCAATAAATTCAGACCATCAGTAAGGACTTCCCTTTGATGCAATGTTAACATTTTGTTATAATTTAGATAATAAAAAAAGAAAAGAAAGTCAACCTATTATAGGCTAACTTTCTTTTTGTTAAAGAGTTTTAAGTGCTTGATCAATTATGACTAACACTTTTCCATTGACTTCTGCTTCTATTTCAGGAGACATATAAGTATGCTCCTTACTTGCCTGTCTTAAATCCTCATCTTGACTTTCTCCATAATGGACAGAGTTTCGATAGTATTGGACTTTGCCATTTATATCTAGGACTAATTGTCCATGTAAGGGATGATCTTTAGGAAAGCGTATAGCTTGATTATTAGCTATGAAGTCAAGAGTTACAGGGCAATCTGGGTTTTCTATTGCTTTGACATCAGTTACATTTAATAATGGCTGATTATCAATTGTCATAGAAATCTCTGAATCAAGACTGTTTAATTCATCTTCAAATTCCTGCATATCTGGAAAAGGCTCCTGTAGAACCATAGTGGCTTTTCTTTTTTCATTAGATACTTCAACTGAAATAGTGTTTTCAGGTTGATACACATCTATGAAATATTTAACCACTTTCAATTTTTTATTCATAATTTAAATTTATGAATTATTTACTAGTAATAAAAGTTTTAAAGATGAATTTTTTACACAAAAATCATGTAAAATTTTTCTCTCCGTACTCATATTACCACTCACAAAATCCGAAAACTCTGCTCCCCAACTTCCATAGTATTTAGAAGTTAGATAAGCATACCCTTGCCCCCAATAAGCTTCGCCTTTATTACTTACTTTTGAATTTTTAGTTTCATAGATGTATAATACTTCATCTTTAAAACAACCAAAAGTAATGCAAAGTTTATTAGCTTTACTAGCAACTCCAAACTCTGTATGCTGGCCTCTACCTATTTCTTCAATAACCCTTTTAAATCCAAAAGAGTTGTCCTCTTCAAGAATAGGAGTCATATCATTGGATAGAAATAGTACCACATCTGCTTTTAATAAGTCATTCACAGTATATGGTGT